CCTTTACCATTTCTGTGTTTTGAAATGGTGGCCGTATCAACCTCTAAAACTTCGGCTATATGTTTTTGCTCAATCTGGTATTTTGTAATAATGTTGTTAAGTGTGTTTGTATATTTACCCTCAACAGGCTTTGCTAACTTCTTCAGATTTAAGTCCCCCTCAATAGATAACTGTTTATCATAGTATGACAGCTTCTTATCAAGTAGATTATCTGCAAAGTTTTTTCTTGGATTTCTTGGGTTCATTCTCTTTGTCCTCTCTTCCTCATTTAATAAATAAATTTTTAAGCTTGTCTTCCTGAGATCTTAGTTTAAGATGAATTTAAATGTCAATCAGATTAGTTCTGAATATATCCCAAAACTGTTGATAACTTATGCAAGGAGATTGCAATGGATTTACAAACTTGGGTTAAGAATCAGGAAAAGAAGTCTGGTAAAAAATTAACCCTCAAACAATTAGCAAATAGATTTGGTGTGGCCAATGGATCTATCGTTAGGCGATGGATGCTACCAGCCAACCATAAAGATTTTAATTTTCCAGAACCAGAAAACATTGTTGCTGTCCAGGAGTCGACTCTGGGCGAAGTAACACCACATGATTTTTATTCCTGGTACGAAGCTACAAGAGAGGACATGACAGATGAACCAACAATTAATGGATAATATTGAAGAAGATATTTTTACTAACCCACTTGATGTAAAGGCCCATGAGAGGTTCTTTATTGTTGCCGAGCAACTCAAGTATTGGGAGCTGGAAGGATTCACTCCACAGGAAGCTATGGAAGCCCTGGACCTAAAACCCACACGATATACAGGCAAGGGATTTTACCGTGCAAACTTTTATGATGTCGGCCTGGCAATGATCAAACATTATAAATGGCTGATGAAATGACGATTAGTTACACTCTTACTTATTTTGATGTTTTTGGTATCGCAACATTGATTGCATTGTATATCAATTATCTCATGTCAAAGAAATGATATGCCGAGGAAAAAGATAATATGTGTAGGCAAATGTTTTATATGCAAAACGAAACACTATGCACATTTAGGCGGATGGGTAATCAATGGATCCAACAAACTGCTGTGCTACGAGCTGGACTATGAAACAGGACAACTCAGAAAAGACTGCTTCACACAAGCCCAAACTATCGGAAGATCAGAAATGGATGTTACTTTTCCACGACCTGGATCTCGGTCTGGAGAAGATGACACCACGGTATTATTGGGATTGCTTAAAGAGGATTTACAATGACTTCAAAATGTGATACTGAACAAGCTAATTATAAGCAAGACACATCTACGACAGAGGGCTTGCTTAAAGCCTTAAACCAAAAACATTCTTATAAAAAAGCAGATAACAGCAAGCTAATTATTAGCATGCTAAAAGATGCTACGAAACATTGTAGCCCTAATTATATCGTAGCTAAAGATAGAGGACTAAAAGAGGGCTATGTCCAATCACAAGCCAATAAGAAACTTTCCATAGCAAGCAAGAACATGTCCAGAGATGCCTGGGCCAAATTAGCATACAAAGTATCGAACATGACTGATGAGGAGCTGAAGGCTTGGATAAAAACCTAAAAGCTCGCATCAAGGATATAACTGATCACGGCATCAATAAACTTGATCAGCTCTTTGACGAAGCATGCCGAACAGAGAAGGGACTTCCATCAGTACGACACAAACACAAGCTCACCTATTGGCCTGACTACAAGACCGATTGGCAAGCTTATGGTTATGGCAAAGCAAAGACACGATTGCCAAAACCAACACCACAACAATTAGATCGCTATGACATAGCCTGGCAGATCCTATTGCATTATTGCGACCAGGATGACAGAAGACTCATTTGGTCTGTGAATATGACAGGAGCTTACCGTGATAGAGGACCTAATTGGGCCAAAGTAGCAAACCAAATGCACTTAGATCCACGAACCGTGAAGAGACGATACCTGGATGCTCTATACAAGCTATGGTATGTCAAGCTACCAACAGCACAAAATGTGTTGCCAATGACACGAAAAAAGGCTACTAATTGATAACCTAGGGCTTTTGTGTCCTCTCCTTCCAGGTTAACAACAAGACACAACCTTTCTAAAAATACAACCCTCCTCCCTACAGGCTTGATACAGCCGTAATGCTGTATGCTCTAGGCAAGCCTAACACGGAGATAAAGGACAAGATATGCTAGAGACAATTCAAGACAAGATATTAAATCTATTTCATAACTTAACACCAAGAGGACTACAGATCCTTTTAGGTAGCACATTAGCTGGTGCAATAATATTGCTGATCATCTAATGGCACGAGTTAACAAGAAGACATTCCAAAAGATATTAGACCGTATAGTAGACGGTGAGAGCCTGACGCAGATCTGCAAGGATGACGATCTACCATCTGATAGAACAGTCTTAAGACATGTACAAGATAGCGAAGAAGACTTTGAAGCATACATGAAGGCACGAGCCTTACAAGCTGAGAAGATCCATGACACCATGATGGACATGTGGAACGAAAGCTATCCAATAGATGTCAAAGAGAAACACACAGAGATATTAAGACGAGACAAGACGAGCTATTGGTTAGACAAGAGACGAACACAATTGCAACCAAGAGGTAGCTTGCGTAACAAAGTAGAAGACAAGAAAGAGTCTGGTGAGATAACGATTAGATGGGGAGATGACAATGGGTAAGATGTCTTATGCTAACATGCTTCCTCCAGGACAAAAGCCTACAACTGATCAAAGCAATACTAGACGAACAGGAGCAAAGGATCTTGGAGGAAGGCCAACTAAGTATGGCTTCAAGAGACCAAGCATTAATATTCGATAGGGGTGATAGACCGTTGTAGTATGCATGGCCCTGTCGTTGTTCATGCGCACATGCGATTGGCGACAGCTCCAGGGGATCGGCTCCCCTAGTTATTGGCTGAGTTCTGCGGTTAAATCAATCGCATCAACACATACATCAACATATATACGAAAAACCTGGCACCTACCCCCAAAAAAAGTCGCCTGGGTTCTAGTAGCGTATAACACCGATCAAGGAGTCACACACATTGCCTGAGATAGTTATTCCATATACTCCCAGAGAATTGCAAAATGAATTGCATACTAATCTGGATAAGCATAGATGGGCCGTCATAGTCTGCCATAGAAGATTTGGCAAAACAGTTATGGCTATAAATCATTTGCTTCGAGCAAGTATTCTTTGCGATAAACCTAATCCTAGATTTGCCTATGTAGCTCCAACATATAGACAGGCGAAATCGGTGGCCTGGGACTATATAAAACAATTTACGAATAAGATCCCTGGAATAAAATATAATGAAACGGAATTGCGATGCGATTTGCCCTCTGGTGCCAGGATAACTTTATTAGGATCAGAAAACCCAGATAGCTTGAGAGGTATTTATTTAGATGGATGTGTTATCGATGAGGTAGCGGATATGCCAGAGAGTATCTTTCCAGAAGTTATCAGACCAGCTTTATCAGATAGAAAAGGGTTCTGTTATTTTATTGGGACTCCTAAAGGTCATAATATGTTTTTTGATCTTTTTGAAAATGCACAACAGCAAGACGAATGGTATTCAGTTGTCTATAAGGCGAGTGAAACAAATATATTAGATGAGGAAGAATTAGAACAAGCTTCTCAGACGATGTCCTCAGATCAGTATGCTCAAGAGTTTGAGTGTAGCTGGGTAGCAAATATACCTGGTGCCATATACGGCCAGGAGCTAGAACAATTGCAAGAGGATGGCATGATCACAACGGTGCCTTATGATCCATCCCAGCGAGTAGATACATGGTGGGATCTCGGATTAAATGATTCGACTGCTATCTGGTTTACACAAACATCCAGAGGTGGAGCTGTATCGGTCATAGATTATTATGAAGTAAGGAACGAAGGGCTTCCGCATTTCGTACATGTATTAGAAGAGAAGGATTATTTATACGGCACCCACAATGCACCACATGATATTGAGGTCCGTGAGTTAGGTACAGGAAGATCCAGGAGAGAAGTCGCCTATGATCTAGGAATAAATTTTCGAGTGGTTCCGAAACTTCCCCTGGAAGATGGGATCCATGCCGTGAAGATGTTACTGCCGAGATGTACCTTCGATATAAAAAATTGTAAGGATGGTGTAGAAGCCCTCCGACATTATCATAGAGCCTACAATGAACGGACTAGAGCTTTTAGAGCTACTCCTGTTCACGATTGGACCAGCCACGGTGCCGATGCTTTTCGTTACCTGGCTATCGGAATGAAACAACACAAATTAGAAAAGGCACCACAAGCTTATGCAGATAATAAGTGGGAGCCATTAAATAATAGGAGACAAGCCATTGGCTAAAAAGAAAAAGGTTTATGTGCCTGTTGAAACACAACAGCAAAGTAATAAGAATGATTTATTAGAGCAAGATCCTGTTGCTCCAAAGGTCGAGCCGTACACAACTCCTTTTTCACAAAAGACAACCTACACAGATCCAACAACAGGCAAGAGCATAATGATTAGGCCTGGGGAAGGTGTAGATCCGACAATGATAAATGAAGGTGAAACAGTTATCCCTGATGATGTTGTTATTGTTAAGGATATGGTTCAGCGAACAAAAGAAATGCTGTTAAGAAGGTTTGGCCGTAAAAATACTATTGTTACAGGACCGATGGGATTAATGACTCCTGTTACGGTTATGCAAGCCACAGCTTTTGGAACAGAAGAGGGAGCTGATGTATCAGCAACAGCAGAAGAATTAGGCCTAGTAGCAGAAACAGATTTAGATCCAACACTAGATTCTTACCTAGAAAATTACATGTTTGAATCTTCATAGGCGGAAAAAAAATTTTAAAAACGACAAGGAATTAAGATGGGTGC